GGGAGGAGAGAACCAAGAATATCAGCACATTCGCGAGATTGTTAATCACGGTCGTGGCTGTGGACCCAGAAAAGAGAGTAGGGCCATTGAAGTGTCCTTTTACCTTCGCTCGACCGTGTTGACTACGTATCACCACGGGAAGGCATAGTTGTTCCACCAAAATTTGAAACGCGGGCCGCATTGGGGCTGGGGCAATACGGATGAGAGCCTCGAAAATCGTATCTCCATGTGAAGCGTCACACCCGCTAATATCAACATTAAACATACGGACCGTTCCGTTGACAACAAAGCTAACACAAGAGTCATCGGAAAAATAACACATGTAGCCTCGTCTGGGAGGGTCGAGCAGTTGATTAAAAGCGTGTGTCAACACGTCCACTTTAGGAGACTTGATGAACTCAGCGGTCATGCCATTGTTCGTAATTGACTGTCTCGCCATCGCTTTCTTGAGAAGCGAGGTGATGATGAACCCTTGAAGGCTCGCAGCCACGCCAAGGTCGCCGATGGACCGAGGCTTCTTGCCGAAATTGGCAATCTCGTCTTTCTTGAACTTGTAAAGGACCTCATGCAACCACAAACGGTGGTGGCGGAGGCCAGACTCGTCCATCTCTCTCCAAGCGTCAATCCTGATGATCCGTTTTGCATGTGGATCATCATGAAACTTCTCAGCAGCGTCTTCGATGGTCTCGAAGATCTCCTGATCTGTACACTCGTAGAGAATAGAAAATTTCTCAAGTAAGTCGTAAAACCCGGGTACGTTCGCATCCTGGTTATTCCTTAACATTTTATCGTAGTTTTGTGTAAAATCGTCAACGTCGGATCCTGCAGGGAGCAAGCTAATACGGAATGCAGAGGGTTCACGAGAAGCTGTGAGACGGCGGAAGGCGTACTTCATGCCAGTGTCACAATTCTCATAAACCCAAGCATCCAACGCAATGCATGGCCCAACAAGACTACGGTAACTCTTGTCCACAATTCGGTCGACGGGACCGAAGTCGGGGAAATTCAATTCACCGTCCTTCCAAAATTCCCGTCCAGCAGTCACAGTGAAGCGACCATTAGAATGGAAGTCTGATAGGTCAGATCCTTTGCAAACAACGGGAGCAACCCGAATTATTTCCCCCTTCCACTCCCCGTGCTGGAGGCACTCGCGGGTGCCCCAGGAATAGGGGGTGGGGGCGCGCGCCGGTTTAAAGGCCGTGTCCCGTTAGCTAGATAGTTGCCCTCAGCATCCATTTGGTTGAACCAAAAGACCATCGTGTTGCCGAAAACCCGAGGGTCTTCAGCCCACAGGCGGAATTCTTTGATCAACGTGGCGTCAGTGAGGACAGCCATAGCGGCTGTTTCAAGTGAAACGAGCAAATCGCCGTTGGCGTCAACCTTCCTTCTCTTCATTAACGCTGGATTGTTTTTAAGCGTTAAATAAAGAGTGGGGTAGATTTCAGCGTCCGTCGAAAGCTCGAACTTTGACATTGAGTACGCAGTGTCACTCGCGGTGGGGAGCGTCCTCTCACCGAAGTTCTTCTGAAAGAAGTATTTGATCCTTTTCTTCTTATTGTTCTCAGTGCCAAAGCTTTCACTTGAAACACAGGTGGTCTTCGCATTAATCTTAGTCGTTTCGGAGAAGTCGATGATGCCGACTTTCCCTAGGAGTACATAGAGGCGCGTACTGATCCTCTCCATGAGTTTGAGCTTCTCGTAAGAATGCTCAGCCCCACCGAGATATATAGTACGTACTTCTGTGTACAGCATCCGTTTCATGTGCGTGTTCATAAGAGCACACTTCCCGGCGAAAAAGAGATTTTTGTTGTGGGTGACGACTTGGTAGTCATCCGCCGACGGGTCGAGCTGTGAGCTCGCAACGTCGACGAATGACGCACCGGATAAGAGCGTGATAGACTCGTATCCGGGTAGTTCGCAAACCGGGCCACCGCGCTTGGTGACCTGGGCATTTTTAACGTCCCTCAACTGGGAGGCCGTACCGGCAACCTCCTCCACACCATTTTTTGTGTCGACGACATCCGTGCCATTAGTGGCTCCGGGAAACTGCGCGGGTTCTGTTTGCATTGAACCACACTCGGCGTTAGAATCATACTTGCTTTCCGTCCTCCCGCGATCGGGTTGGGAGTCGCAATCGCTCATCGCCGTGTCCGAATCCCTGTCATTGCTGATTTCATGGGTCTCTTCGGTAGCAGTAGCTCCCCTGGCTGGGTCGCTCTCATCGTTACACTTTTGCGGTTCACCCTCACTCTGCATGGCTGGGGCTACATCCGTGTTCATCCCTGGGGCGCGCGTCTTGATCGTGACTGGCTCCGGGGGGGCTTTTTGTTCTAGCAGGGACTCCTGCTCCTCCTGGTCATTCCATGTACCAAATGAAACGCCAAATTTATCAGCCTCGTCTGAGTGGACAGAGCCTTCTGGAAGTGTAGGGGAGAAATAGTCATACGAAGGCTCATCTTCCGGTAACTCTTCGCACTCAGACGTAGTGTCTGAGAGTGAATCAAAACCAGGAAATGTGCCCCGGGCGCAATGCCCGTGAGTATCATACTCTTCTCCTCCACATCCTCCATTAGCAAGTAAATGTATGCAATCGCAGTAAGCTCCCCGACAAGGAATCACTGTCAAACGCGCCGGCTTCTTCTTTAGACCGGGGGGTTTGCCAGCAAGTCCTTGGCCGGCTCGCTCTGCTTTCGCTAATGCATCACGCTTTTCCTTGAGGCGCCGGGCGGCACCACTAAGTAACGGTCCGTAGGACAGATGCGTGTGACTCTCCACTATACATTCGAGGCCAAAGGGGCAGTTCTTTTGCCCGCAATACGGAACACCCAATGGTGGGTGGTCGTCTTCACCTTGCTCGTCTTCGTCAGATAGTTCAATTATCCTAGACAAACTCGGTGGCTTTGGGAGTGCACTACCATGCACACGCCCGGAATTCCGTGGGTTGGCGCCCCCACGAGCGGCCCCAGCGCTGGAAACGCTGAGGACTTTTTGATCGAGTCCCCGTTTTGAAGATTTACCTTTCTGCATCGCAGAGAAGTAAAAATAAAAGGTACGGTTTATCGGTGTGTTAGTATCATTAATGATTTGTACGGAACGTCTCGTCCAAAGGACGGACCCGTAGTTCTCAAAACTTATCTCCAACCCATACGGGTAAAGCTAATTCGCGCGTGATAAAGACGCAAACTTATACCAAACAAACGAGTGTCTTTTAACACTCTTAAGAGCCAGCCGACTTACGGCCGCCTCCTCTCAACTAACAAAAAATATACGCTTAGGCACCACTCGCCCTTTGAAGTTATCTCAGGTACTGATGCGCCCGCTAGTGGGTGTTAACCATTAACCATCGTGGGGTTCTTTTACACTAGAAGGAATATTTGAAAGCTCGGAGGAAACGACCAACGTCGTCATATTTGTTTGGGCCACCCTACACTTCGCACCACTGCTTTTTCCAAGAGCAGTCCGCCGACTCAAGTTGTGGGACCTTTGGTCAGTCCACGCGAGAAGATGGGAAGTATAGGGTACGGCGAGCGGGTA